TTATGGGTTTATAGATACACGATGGCTCTTTGCAAAATTACTATGGGTCACACCAGAGGTAAATACGCTGGAACAAATTTATTCGGAAACCAAACCGTAAACTATCAAGATATTCTCCGTCAAGGCGAAGCAGAAAAAGCAGAATTGGAAAAGGAAATCATGACCGATATGGTTGATAGAGATCCTATTTCGTTCTATCTTGGATAATCTTATTGATTATCTTTGTGGCAATAAATGAACTAACAATTCATTTATTATCACAAAAATAAACAACTATGAAAAAAAACCGCAACTACACACAGGGAATTTATCAACCGCTAAATCCCGAAAAATACAAAGGAAGTATTCCTATAATATATAGATCAAAACTAGAACTTATTAGTTTTAGATATCTGGATAAAAATCCTAATATATTAACATGGGGAAGCGAATCCGTTATAATCCCATATCAATCACCAAAAGACGGCAAAGTACATAGATACTTTGTTGATTTGGTTGCCTCATTAAAAGATAGCACTGGCAAGATGCAGAAACTTTTAATTGAAGTTAAACCCGAAAAACAAACGAAACCACCTACGATTACATCGAAGAAAAAGCAATCTACTATGCTTTATGAAAAAGTTACATGGGCAGTAAATCAAGCAAAATGGGATGCGGCTCGTCAATGGTGTAAAAAAAATGGATATACTTTTTTAATTCTTAATGAAAAACATCTTAACTAGTATAAATAGAAGACTAAGTAATTAATATATGAGTAACGTTTATAATCTTTTGGTCGAGCAACCTACCTACGAATTAAAGTATTTGGTTGAAGAACAAAATCGTAATTCGCCTTCAAACATGTACATTAAAGGACCATTCTTAATGGCTAATGAAGCAAATCGCAATAAGCGTGTTTATCCATTAGAAGAAATGGTTCGTGAAGTTGCTCGTTATGATAAGGAAATGATTAAGGGTAATCGTGCAACGGGTGAACTTAATCACCCAACATCACCAGAAATTAATTTAGAAAGAGCTTGCCATATCGTCACCGAATTAAAACAAGATGGCAATATTTTTGAAGGTAAATCAAAGATCCTTTCAACTCCTGTTGGACAAGTTGTTCGTTCGTTAATTTTAGATGGCGTTAAACTTGGTGTATCTTCTCGTGCTCTTGGTCGTGTCGATCAAGAAAACGGAATTGGCAAAGTTTCAGATTTTCGTTTAGTAGCAATTGACGTTGTTGCTGATCCATCAGTTCCTACAGCCTTTGTTAATGGTATTTTAGAATCCAAGCAATGGGTATTAAAAGACAATGGAGAGCTTGAAGCACTTTATGACAATTTCCAAAAAAATATTTCAACTCTTCCATTGAAAAATAAAGATGCTTATTTACGTGAACAATTTGTTTCATTTATTAATGCATTAAAAAGCTATTAATTGCAACAATCGAGAGTAAGTAATAATACACATATGGAAATTCGCAAATTAATTTCAAAATTCATCACACAACTTTGTGAAAAGAATTACGCACAAGCCAACGCAACGCTTCAACAGGTAGTTGAAAAAAAGACCGTCGAAAAAGTTAAGAAGACTGCTTCTTCACAAAAGGTAAAAGGATGGTCAGGCGAAAAATCAGCTTTCGGCAAAAAGGGTGCAAAAGGAAAATTTCCTAAAACAAAAAAGTCTGAAAAAAAAGTCAGCAAAATGTAATTATCAAGGGATAAGTTATTATACATAATATGAAGAATTTCAAAGCTATTTTAGAAAACTTAGACAAGAGTGTAATTTCCGAAGAGACAGCAACTGCAATTGCTGAAGCATTCGAAGCAGCAGTTAATGAGAAAGTTGAATCTCGCTTATCACTCCAAGTTGAAAGTGCTCTCTCAAAACAGGATGTTGATCATGCTGAAAAATTAGAAAAACTTTTAGAAGCTATTGATACCGATCACACCGACAAACTCAAGAAAGTTTTAACAGCAATTAACGAAGATCATTCCGCTAAGTTAGAAAAGCTTGCAACTCATTATCGCAAGGCTTTAAATGAAAAAGCTCTTGCATTCAAAAATTCTATGATTGATGAAGTTAGTAACTTCATTGATATTTCGTTAGATAAAGCACTTCCAACAAATCAATTACAAGAAGCTGTGGAGAACACATACGCTCGTACACAGCTTGACAAAATCCGTCAGATTGTCGGAATTGATCAGGAGTCCATTGACTCTGGTATCAAGTCCACAATTGCTGAAGGTAAAAAGGCAATTGACTCTCTTAATGAGAAGCTCAATGAGTCTTATAAAGAAAATGAAGCTCTCGTTGAGAAGCTTAAGATGGTTGAGGCAACCATTATCCTTGAACAAAAGACCAAGGGGATGCCATCAAGCAAAAAAGATTTTATCGTTAAATTGTTAAACGACAAGGATTCCTCTTATATTGAAGAGAATTTTAACTATGTTGTTGAGATGTTCGAACGCAGTGAAGAAAAAACTGCGTCTGAACTTGTTAGTGAAGCTAAGCAATCTGCTAAAACCAGAGATGCTAAAGTTCCTAGCAGTTCTGTAGTTACTGAATCAGTAGCTATATCTAACGAGGGTTCATCCCAAGTTAACGGATATCTGAGTGAGTTAAAGAAAACCGAAAGTTACTCCGTAAGGAAGTAATTTAGGTATCTTTCAATCTCACAGTATTCTATCCATAGGAGTAAACAAACAAATGAGAAATTCCAATCCAGCTACAGGCTACATTGATCGTTCTCGTGCTCAGCAGTTAGTTGAAAAGTGGGCCCCAGTTCTCGATTATTCATCCGATAAGGTTGCACCAATCGAAAACGAGCACCAACGCTTAACTACTGCTATTCTCATGGAGAACCAAGAAAGATGGTGCATCGAAGAAGCATCCTACAATATCTCAGGTGGTAGTTCTACCAACGGCGGTGTTTTCGGAACAGCTGCAACATACAATCAGTTCTCTGGAGATACATATGCTCAAGGAGATTCACGCTTACCAAAGGTACTCATCCCAATGGTTCGCCGTACTTTCCCAGAGCTTATCACGAATGAGATCGTAGGTGTACAGCCAATGAGCGGCCCAGTCGGACTTGCATTTGCTTTACGTTACCGCTATGAGGCTACTTCATTAGGTGCTAATGGTATTGATGGTTATGCAACTGGTTCGACCACACTCGGACCTGGTAATGCAGGAACAACCAATAACAATAGCGAAGCATCTGGAGATTCCACATGGGATCGTTCCAATGTTGAAGGACCTAACGGAGCAAACGCTGATACATCATTCAGTCCTGCACGAAATGCAGAATTGGGTTATCAGTTCTTAGATACAAGATTCACAGGCACAAGTGCTGCATCATACTTCCAAGGAATTAGTGGTGCAAACTCCGCTGACTTCACCATCGTTGGTCAAGATCAGGGTGTTGCTGCACTTCTCAGTGACTATGAATTAACTGGCAACATCCCACAGGTTGTTGTTGAGTTCAGCAAGACAGCAGTTGAAGCTGGCACACGCCGCCTCGCTGCTCGTTGGTCAGTTGAACTTGAACAGGATCTTAAGAACATGAACGGACTCGATATCGACTCTGAATTAACAAATGCAATGTCATATGAAATTCAGGCTGAAATCGACCGTGAAATGGTCATGCGTATGATCCAAGTATGTCTCAATGCAGGTACACCTAACGGATACACATATTGGTACGCTCAATCCGCTGACGCACGTTGGTTAGGAGAGAGAAACCGTGATTTCTACAGTAAGGTAATTGTCGAGGCTAATCGTGTCGCAATCCGTAACCGTAGAGGTTCTGCTAACTTCATCATTGCTACACCTCGTGTGTGCGCAATTCTTGAAATGTTACCAGAATTCCAGTGGATGCCAGTTAACGGCAACGTTAACACGCAGCCAACCGGAATCGCAAAGGTTGGTACTCTCGGAGGACGTTTCACCGTCTACCGTGATACCCGTACTGATGCGCAGTATCTTTCAGGTCAAAGAGCAAATCCGCTTGAGTATGCCCTCTTAGGCTATAAGGGAACCGAATACTATGACACAGGTATTGTATATTGCCCATACATCCCAGTTATGATCCAGCGCACAGTTGGTCCTAACGACTTTGCACCACGCGTAGGTCTTATGACCCGCTACGGTGTAGTCGATCATATCTTTGGTGCATCTTTATACTACCACGTTATCATAGTTAAGGGTCTCGGAACAAGCTTCGTAGGTAATGCAGCTGCTGCAAACTACCTCTAAGTCTTAGTTCAACCTAAAGAAAAGTTCGCCCCCATGTCGATTGCTAGGCATGGGGGCATTTCTTTGCCCAAATTTAATAGTGTATGAATAAATACACAAAAATATAAATTGTTTAAAATAAACAACTTAAATAAAAAACGAATAGAAAACTTTATCTATTCACAATATGTTCCCGAAATTGGTTTCGGGAACATTAATCTTCTTTTTTAAATTCAGCATCAACAATTTCTAATTGTTGTTTTTTAGATGTTTTCGGGTTGAAAATCTGTGACATAATTTCATCCCTCGTTGCAATTAATACATTAGTTGTATTAGGTAATGGAGGTCTTTCCATATGAGCAGCAATTTCCATCTTTTTAATCTCAATATTACTCTTACTTTGTTTATTTTGAATATTGATTTTATTTAGTTGATCCAATGCTTTTGTTGCTGAATTAATTAATTGAGACAATGCAGCTATTTCTTTTGGGTCGCTGCCTGTCAGTACACTATCTTTTAAATTTTGAACCGCACCTAAAGTTGATTCAACTAACTCAGCAGATTTTTTATAAACATAATCGCCAACGTTATCATCATTAACTTCTTCGTGCTCTACTGGCTTATAAGGCTTTGCGTGTTCACTAGGAACAGAATCAGCTTTAAGTTGTTCTATAATGGAGTTTATTTCGTTATCGCTTGACATGTGTTAATATTTACCTATATATTAACATATGACAACAACTATTACAATTCAAAACGTAGGAACTTATACAATTTTAACATCAGAAGTTCATACAATTTTGTCACTAATCCAAGCAGCCGCACAGAGAGCACAACAAGTAACACAGGGGCAACAGACCCAAATTCAGTCAAATTATATTAACAACGATGGCAGAACTTTGATTAACGGTTGACATTTAAATAACCATAGCTTATGATAAGGTTATGGGATTATATGATCAACTTTGGGTAGAACGCTACAGACCTAAAAAACTAGATGACTTGGTTCTCACTGAAGAGAATAGGAAATTCTTTTCGGGCATAAATGAAGATACGCCCCATCTTCTTTTGTACGGTCATGCTGGCACAGGAAAGACTACTCTAGCAAAGATCATTGTAAATGATATCCTAAAATGTCAATCGCTTTATATCAATGCCAGTGATGAAAACGGTATTGATACAATAAGAAACAAAGTTACTTTATTTGCTCAGACTTCTTCACTTGACGGTAAGAAGAAAGTAATCATTTTAGATGAGTTTTGTGGCACTACAAATGATGCCCAAAGAATTCTTCGTAGTGTTATGGAAGAATATTCTGATACGACCAGATTTATTCTTACTTCAAACTACATCAACAAAATCATCGAACCAATTCAATCAAGATGTTTGCTTTTTAATATAGTGCCAGATTTAGCAGAGTGTGCAAAGAGATGTATTAACATCTTGAAGCAGGAAAATGTCGATATAGGTTCACAGAGGGAGTTTATTACATTTGTAAAAAATAACTTCCCTGATATGAGGAGAATTATTAATGATCTTCAGAGATTTTCAATTACCGGAACCTTGATTATCAATCAAATAAATGAAGTAAAAAACATAGCAGAAAATGTTTATAGTTCTTTACTATCGAAACTCGATGCAATTCAAATAAGGAAAATGGTAATAGAAAATGAAAAGACATTTTCGGCGGATTACCAGAGTCTATTAAAATCATTGTTGGATTTCTTTTATGAAACCACAAAGATTAAAGAAAATATAAAGAAGAGAATTATCCTAGAAATAGGAGAGCATATGTATAGGGATAATTTCGTAATTGATCACGAAATCAATTTTTTCTGTTGCTTAATCGCAATAGAAAACGCCTTACTTTCTTAATTTAAGCTTCTTTGGCTTATCGAACTTAGCAGCCTGTGCAGGTGATGCAGGGATTGCTGTGTTATCTTCTGGCAAATCCTTATCAGTTGGTTGATTATTGATAGTAATATCAATTTGAACAGGCTGTGGCTTCTGGTAGCCCATTGGCAATTCATATCTATTAGGAACAGCTTGGACAGGTGGTAAGTTGCCACCAAAGTTTAATACTTCTACAAGGGTAAAATCACCTGGCACGGTGAATTCACCAAATTCCGTTGGCGCATTAACTGTTCTAGGGTCGAGTTTTAAAACAAGGAAAGTTTCCCCTGCGCCTTCATTATCATTTGAATCTTTTGGATTCTGCAAAGCAGCATGACCAACTACTCTTTTAACGAAAAAGAAATACTTTCTTTCTGCTAAATCGGTTAACCAATTAACAAATACTTCATCACCGCTGTAATGCTTTTTGAAATAAGCAGATTTAAAGAATTCAGGTTTAAGTCTTACCTGTGTACCTTCTCTGAATCCGCCATTTGAATAGTGGGAGAATGCCGTTTCTAAAAGTGTATCAAATTTATTGAACTTTGCCATAAGTATATTTATACAACTATTTACCCTTTTCATGGCAATAATCGACTTAAATAATTTAATTCAACCCAAACAGGTTAATTCTACTGGAGTAGCAGTGAACAAGCAGGTTCAGGTTACAACACCCATTTATAGTGATTTACATTTAGATCTAACGATAGGTCAATCAGTTGGATTGGGTGATAACGGTAGCGTCGAGTCAAGAGATATTGAAGCAGACGTTGATATCCAAGCAATTAGAAATTCTTTATATAATATTTTCAACACCTTACCAGGTCAAAAGGTCTTAAATCCAACATTTGGTTGCTCATTATTAAAGTACCTATTTGAACCCGTTTCGATTTTAGGTGCAAATGCCATAGGTAATGATATCAATAACGCCATATCTCAATACGAGCCAAGAGTTAATGTTATTAATGTCTATGTTCAACCTAATCCGCAATCGACACCAGTTATAAATTTAAATGGAACACAGTTAACATTACAAACTGTTTCAGATTTAAATACATTAGGTCCGGGCTATGCCGTATCTTTGATTTATGAGATTTTACCAATAAGTGTTCAGGACACGTTAAACGTTTTTGCACAATTAGGAGGACAAATCTTAATATAAGATAAATATTACAATGGCTACCAATCCTGTTTTCGACCAAAGTTCATATGTTGCCTTTGATGGTACAAGCATCCGTGATTTAATTATCAGTAAATTAAACCAAGGACAAATTTTTACTGATCAAAATTATCAGGGGTCAAATTTATCAGCTTTAATAGACGTTATTGGTTATTCTTTTAGTACTCTTTTATACTATCTTAATAAAACATCCTCCGAGAGTATGTTTACAGAAGCTCAACTTTACGAGAACATGAATCGTATTGTAAAGCTTTTAAATTATAATCCTGTTGGAAGATTAGGAGCAAATGTTCCTTTTACTATGACAGTTTCACCAGCGGTTGTTGCTGGGAATTACACTATTCCAAGATATAGCTATTTAAACGTTGGTGGTACAATATATTCAGTTAATCAGGATATAAATTTTACAAAATTTACACCATATCAAGAAGTTATTTCAAACATAGCAGACACCTATTTGGCATACCAAGGAATATTTCAAGAGTATCCGCTTTATACTGCTTTAGGTATCGATAATGAAATTTCTTTCGTTACGTTACCACCTAATGTATATATTGATCACTTTAATATTTTTGTATTTGTTAAACCAATTGCAACTGGCGTATGGCAAGA